TGATACCAACTGTACGTGAGGGTTTTAGTTTACTAGGGATTCAGATAACACCTGATGAGATTGAGTATGTAACAGTCAAAGGTATGCTGAAGTTTCAGGAAATATTTGAGTGGGCTGCTATGATAGTGGAGTTTTATGTCGGTACACAAGCTGCAAAGAGGACGTAGATAATTAACCTATGTTATGTAGTCAAGAAGCAGTCAAGAAACAAATGCTTTAGTAGATAGGGTTACAGAGGTTTTAATGTTAAGTAACAATAACAAGGAAGTTAAGTAATGAATAATTCTGAAAGACAAAAGTGTGAAATCTGGACTCGTGTTATGGGCTACCACAGACCCGTAAGTAGCTTTAACATTGGCAAGAAGGCTGAACACGCTGAGAGAGTATTCTTTAGGGAGACTACCAAGAATGATAAACAAGATTAGTAAATGTATTATCGTATTTGCAGTAGGTGTAACCTTATCGTTAGCATCAATGGCGTTCTTTAACCAAATGATGTCTATGCCTACACAGGTTATGACAATGGGTAGTATGGTGATGCAAGGGCAGGATAAGCCTTGTGACTGTAGATGCCCTCGACCTAATTAATAACCAAGGAGAATAATATGTTGAGATACAACATCCCACAGAAAGAAGTAAAGAAGGTAGTTAAAAAGAAAGTACCTGCTACTAAAAAGTCATCTAAGTAATTGATTTAACTGAATAAATTGTATTATAATGTCACTAAAGTGCCTCTCCCGAGACAACACAGTGACTTAATAACGGAGATATAATGGCTACAATAACGACACGCTCAGGTAAAGGCTCAGCTCTTACTCATAACGAGGTAGATGCTAACTTTACTAATCTTAATACTGACAAGGCTGAGGTAGCAAGTCCTACCTTTACAGGCGCACCTTTATCTACTACACCTAGTGCTAGTGATAATACTACCAAGATAGCTACCACTGCTTATGTTCAGACAGAGCTGGGTGATTATGCTACTACAACTAATCCTACATTAGATGGCACGGTATCAGGTACGGGAGTACTAGATGAAGACGATATGGCTACTGATAGTGCTACCGCTTTAGCTACACAACAATCTATTAAAGCTTATGTTGATGGTATTGTAACTCCAACGTATATAACACGCTATGCTTTGTTTACTGAAGCTGATACTGAGAACACTTGGGTTACTGAAACAATACCAACTGCTCAAGTGCCTGCTACGGCTAGTGCTATTATTCTATCCTTCGCATTAGAATCTAATGAGAACTATGTTCAGATTTCTATGAAGAATACGGATATAGCTGAACGAATTATACATAAAGCATACGGTCCTAATAACAGTGATGATGCGGCTGGTGGTTACAATACAGTAACAATACCTTACGCTTCGAGTATAGATTTAAAATGGTACAGGAATAACGGTAATACTGTATCAGTTGATTGTTTTATTGATGGTTATCTAGGATAAGTATTATGACTTATAAAGAATTAATCAACGAAGTCTTGATAAGACTAAGAGAAGATACTATTGGCGAGGGCTGGGATTCAGCTACTAATCTTCAAGAAGAGACCAGTGTGTCTGACTATCAGAAGATGATTGGTGCTTTAGTTAATGATGCTAAGCGCAACGTAGAGAGTTACCATGACTGGTTGAATCTAAGAACTACAACTGATATTACAACTGTAGCTAGTACTAAAGAATACAACTTAAACTCAGGTCAAGAGATTAAAGTAGTAGCTGTTACAAATCAATCTACAGGTAACAACTTAGTACAAGTGAGCCGTCAGTATATGAACTCATTAAAGTACCCTACAGAGGCTACTGGTGAGCCTCAGTACTATGCTTTCAACGGTACGGATGCCTCTAACAATCTAAAGATTGAAGTATCACCTGTACCTACTGAAGCTCAAACGATTACATTCGATATTGTCACACCCCAAGCTACTTTTACATTACCTAATACGGTACTCAGTGTACCTGAGCAACCTGTTGTACTAGGTACGTGGATGAGAGCTATTGCTGAGAGAGGTGAAGATGGTGGTTCACAAACAAGTGTAGTTGCTCAAGAGTTTAAAGAAGCTATCAACCAAGCTATTATTAGAGACAGTGGTAACACTCAATATGAAACGGATTGGATTGTTAACTAATGGCTAATAACCTTACATACCTACCTTTAGATAATATTGGACTTAACGGGCTTAATACTCAATCTAACCCTACGTCATTAGCATCTAGTTGGTTAGTTAAAGCAGACAATATTGCTTTTAAAGAGTCTGGTAGGATTACATTCAGGAATGGCTTTGTCCAACAAGTGATGCCCTCTTCAGCTTTTATTGGTTCTTTAATAGAGCATAAGGTTAACGGTGCTTATAAGATATTCGCTGGTGTAGGTGAAGACATCTATACAGTAGATTTTACTGACCCTGCTGATGCTTTCCCTACAGCTACTAAGTTTGATGGAGGTACAGCTTCTGATTGGCAGTTTGTTAACTTTAATAAACAATGCTTTGGTTTCCAAGACTCACACGAAGTTGTTAACTATGATGATACAGAGACTAATAAGTGGGATTTCTTAAAGAACAGAACAGGTAAGAGCCTACCTTCTGGTATTACTACTTTCAACCCTAGCTGTGGTACAGGATACTATGGTAGATTATGGGTAGGTGGTATTACAGAAGAGAAAGATGTGGTTCATTACTCTGATACATTGATACCTACTACTTGGTATAACACTGATACAAAGACAACTATAGCTGTTGCCACATCTTACATTATTGACTCAGTTAAAGATAAGACTACAGACATAACGATAGATGTAGGCTATAAGATTAAATCATTTAAAGAGTTAGATACAGTTACTATTGGTATTACTTATAAGATTGTAGCTATGTGTCCTGAAGCAACAGTCTCTGATTTTAGAGCTGCCACAGGCAATAGTGTATTAATAAAAGTAGGTGATGTGTATGAGGCAGATTCTACAGGAGCTTTAGCAGCAGGTTGTATTGTTAGAAGAGCTGACTGGGATAATCTAGGTGCTACTCTAGATGTAGAAGAAGGTGACTTATTTACAGCTACAGTAACTAATGCTGACATCTCAGGTTATGGTGAAGTTATTCCTGATTGGCAAGTAATAGGCGGACCTGAGATTGCTAATGTTAATGATGCCTTTATTTCTAAAGACATCTTAGCTTTACTTGATATTACTGCTTACGGCTCTGTAGTTGCTAACTACGGACTAGCTGGTTATATTGATTTAAAAAGTGTGTGGGGTACAGATGAGATTGTAGCTATCGCACCCTTCTATGGTAAGTTAGTTATATTCGGTAAGCATAACATTGCTATTTACAACACACCTGAAGACCCTGACAACTTAGAACTAAATGAGGTTATTAGAGGGATTGGCTGTGTATCTAGGGATTCAGTACAGCAGGTAGCTGATGATTTGTTCTTCTTATCATCTACAGGACTGAGGTCTTTAGCGCGTACAACTGAACTAGATAAAGTACCACTGACTGATATGTCTGTTACTATTAGAGATAATATCATTCGTGATACTAAGTCCTCTTCTAACATTAAAGGTGCTTATGTTGATGAGGAAGGTTTATACATTCTATCCTTCTCTGATATTGATGTTGTTTATGTCTTTGATATGAAGCAACTGACTCCAGCTAAGACCCCTCGTGTAACTACTTGGAACTTTAAGAAGAGTTCCTTTAATATCACTTCGTTGATTGATACAGAATCTCAAGGGTTCTTAGCAGGGCAAGAAGGTGGTAGTATTGCTAAGTATGAGAACTTCTCTGATAAAGAGTTGACCGCAGCTAGTCCTACATTAACGTACTCTGACCAAATAGGATATACAGGTATGTTCCAAACTACCTGGATTGATTTAGGTGAGGGTGTTACAGCGGCTCTATTGAAGAAGCTCAAGGCAGTTGTGGGCGGAGGTGCTAATACAGTTATGTCTGTCAAGTGGGATAGAGACTTCGGCACTGCTTCTACTAATGCTCTATCAACAATACTAGCTCCTCCAGGTACAGACTTCTTATACAAAACAGCTAAGTACAGTTGTAATAATGACAATACAGATAACCCTGGTGCCTTAGGTTATGACTACACAGCTGGTGACATGTGCGTTTATGAAGATGATGGTCTAGCTTATGATGAGTATGTTGTTACTGATTATGTAGATTCTACAGGTGAGGTAGCTACTAGAAATGAAGGCTCTGGTTATTACTTCTGCCATCCCTTATCAGCAGCTCCTGCTAATTGTGAGTCTCTTGCTTCTGAGTACGCTGGAGTTAAGGGATTAAAAGAGTACAATATTCCACTATCAAGGTCAGCTAAATATGTACAGTTTACATTTACAGCTGAAACTAAGGGCGCTTCAACAGTCCTTCAGGATTTAACACTATTATTTAAGAGAGGTAAGATACGATGAGTTATACAATTCAAAACGATTGGTTAAGAAAGGATGTTCTTGATTCAACTGCCGCAGGTAAGGTAATTTCAGGCGCTCATTTCTATAATGACTTTGTAGCTATTCAGAATGAGTTCAGTAACAAGGCTGAGAAAGCAGGTAGCTCTACTCAAACCTTTCAAGCTTTAACTCCTGATGTAGGTGACAATACTAATAAGGTGGCAACTACTGCTTTTGTTACTACTACTGCTGCCACGAAACAAGATACCTTAACTAATATTACCGATGCAACGACAGCTAATGGTTATGGAACTAGGACTGTTTCAACTTCAGCACCTAGTGGTGGTGTAGATGGGGATGTTTGGTACAGATACTAAAATGACTATCTATGTAAAAGACAGTGGTACTTGGCAAAGAATAAAGTCAGTACATAATAACGTAAGTGGCACTTGGGAAAGAGCCGACCAAGGCGTGAGTGCTAATGACTCAGGCACTTGGAGAACCGTTTATGCTGAAGGTTCACAAGAATACCCATCTGCTGAAACTACTTCATTTACTGTACCTGAAGGTGTTCACTATATGACATTATCAGCGTCAGGGGCTGGCGGTGGGGCGGGTGGTGCTTATTACTCTACAGCGGGACAAGGCGGCTCAGGTGGTGGTTATATAGACTCAGTAGAAGTTGAATGTACGCCAGGTACTTCTATAAGTATTACTGTAGGTAATGGCGGCACAGGTGGTAAGTTCGGTGAAACTTCAGGCACTTTTGGAAATAACTCTACCTCTGGCACAGCTACAACTATCAGTGGGTTTACAGTTACAGGTAATGTAACATCTTCTACTATCACTTTAAACGGGGGTGGGGCGGGAAGAGGTGGTAATGATGCAGCTACAGCTGGTATAGGCGGCACCTCAAGCGGAGTTACTGGCGGAACAACAGGTCAAACAGGGCAGCAAAGCGGAACAACAGGTCGTGGCGGTTATTCACTAGGCGGTACTATTGAGTCAGGGTATGGTACTAAACAAGCGTACAATCCGAGTAGAGCTTGTTGGGGTGTTAATGGTGATACAGCTACTTATGCGATGGATAAAGGAACAGGTGGCTGTGGTGTTCCTGATGGTAGTAGTTGTGGTGAAGGCGCTTTCGGCGGCGGTGGCGATGGCGCAGACGGTTATGTATTAATGGAGTGGGGCAATGAGTAGTTTTGAAGATATTAAGATTCTATATAAAGTAGAAGGTGAAGAAGCTATGTCTTACCCCATACTCCCTGAAGACTTTGAAGGTCTTACTGGTACATTTAGAGAGCAAGCTAATATCGTGGCAGAGCGTGAGCTACCTGAAGGTGCTACGTTTCAGATATTTATTAAAGAAGAAGACAGGGTGAACTAATTATGGCTAACGACTACTACAACTTACCATGGATGCAACAGCAAGGTGGTATGGATAATATCCCTGAGTGGATGTATCCTTACTTACAACAGACTAGTTGGTATCAGCAACCTTACCAACAACCTGTACAACAAGCACAGCCTCAAGGTATGTTTACTGATGGTGGCTCAGACTATGTAGAACCTCCTGTCACGCCTATGACTCAAGAACAGATGGACTGGTGGTCTGGTGGCGCGGGTGATTGGGAAGGTTTAGACTCAAACACTATGGTAGGTTCACAGTTGGGTAGTTTATTAATGGGAGGTAATCCTATTGGTATGTTATTAGGTGGTTACTTAGGTAGTCAATACGGAACAGACGATACACAGAGTCAAGGTGGTATGTTTGACGGTCTATTCGATTGGATGGATACAGGTATAACCCCTGGTAATGTCCCTGTTGATGATAAGAGTTTGGGTTATGGCTACGGACCGACTCCGCCTACTTATAACGGCTGGGGCAATTACACTGGTGATTGGGGTATTACAAACCCTACACCTTCAGGAACGGACTACACTGGTGATTGGGGTGCAGGTGATAACGGCTCTAGTTGGGGAGGTATAGACACTTCAGAAGGCACACACGCTGGAGATTATTACGAAGGAGGCTTCTCTCAAGAAGACGCTGACTTTGCTACAAGTTTTGATGATGATGGTAGTTCTTCGAGCGGTGGCACTACTCATGACTCTACTGGTAACTGGAATTAATTTAGGAGAAAGATTATGGCATTTGGATGGGCGGATTTAGCAGGAGCAGCACTAGGTTACTACGGTAGTCAGAAGGCTTCAAAACAACAGTCAGCAGACGCACGCGCTGCGGCAGATAGAGGTTATGAGCAATCATTACCTTGGAGTACAACAGGTATGTTTGGTACTGCCCAGTTCGACCCTAAGTCGAGACAAGCGGTCTCATTATTATCTCCTGAGATGAAATGGCAGTATGACCAGATGATGGCTAGAGCTGCTCTTACAGGTGAAGAGATTGATAAGTTTGGTACTGACCCTTATGAGATGCAAAAGCAGATGTACGAGCAACAGAAGGCTCTATTTGCTCCTGCTGAGAGACAAGATGTTCTAGGATTAGAAGCTAGGCAAGAGGCTCAAGGTAGAAGAGGTACTAGAGGCGGTGCTGGTGAGATGCAAGGTATGTTACAAGCTCTGAAGCAGAAAGACTTGGCTAGAGAGGTACAATCATTTGACCAAGCTCAGAACTACTTGACTAATCTTAGGTCTAGACAGCAAGGAGACCTCGGTCAAGCTATTACTATGGGCGCTTTACCTGAGAGTTATCTTAATATTGGTAGAGGTATTGGTACGGGTATGTCAGGAGCTGCTCAAGCGGGTGCTACTTTAATTAATACAGCTGCTCAGAATAGAGCTGATACTACTTCTGCTTTCTGGTCTAACTTAGGACAGACGGTAGGAGGTTACGGTAAGAATCCTTATGATGAGTACTTCCAATCTAAAAGTAAATACTTTCCAGGAGGTTAATGATGAGTTTATTTGATACAGGTGATAAGCAACGACAAGCTATAGCTTCTAGAGCTATGAGTATGGCTAATTTACCTAGAGGTAGAGTACAAGTAGCAGGTGCGGGTACTGCTGGTGGTATGTTAGGTAAAGGAGCTATGTCAGGTCTTGGTTATAAGACAGCTGAAGAACATAAGGTAGCTAAGGTTATGGAGATTATGGATAAGTATCCTAATCCAGAGTCTATGGAAGATAAGTTGAAGGTAGCTACTGAGCTAGAAGCTCATGGTATCTTTGATGTAGCTGAACAGATTAGAACTTCTGTTTTAGAGGAGAAGAAAGGTAAAGCCTATGCTCAGCAAGTGGAGTTACAAAGTAAAGCGTTAGAGATTAAGCAAAAAGAGCAAGCGGCTCAGGAACGTGTACCTAAGTTAGGTAACTGGTGGGATATTAATAAGAAACAAGGCGCTATTTCATACTGGTTAAAGGTTAATCACGATGAGGAGGCTCTTAAGGATGTTGACTGGGCTACTATGACTGAAGCTAAAGCTAAAGCCTTATTACGTAAGATACATAAAGGTGGAGCGGGTGCGCAGATTAAGACAATGGAAGCTTCTTTAGCACAGGCTAGAAATACTCATATTATTAATAACAAGTTTAACCCTGACGCACCTACTTCAGCTCCAGCTACTAAGGATGGTACTTTCTTATTCAATGGTGAAGCTGCGGGTGATAAACCTAACTTAGGTGGTACACAGATACCTGTTACCCCTGCTCCTGCATGGCAGCAAGGTAAAGGTTTCTGGGATGATGTTAATAGACAAGATACAGGCACAGCTCTACCGTCTGATGAAATCTACTAAGTAATGAGCCTAGTCTCTAAACAACCAACTAATAACTACGCTATTACTCAAGCTGAGGATGTAGTTAATAACGCCTTCTATGGAGGCTCTGACCCTAGTTTCATTGAAGGTGTAGTTGGGGGACATGAGACCTTTGGGTCTTGGTTTACCTCTGGCTTAACTGGAGCTATAGCTTCTAAGTTCTTAGGTGAAGAGTCCGAGGAAGAGTTATACATTAAACGTAATTCAGTTAACTACGGTATGGGTCGTATTAACGATACCTTAGAAGCTTTGGAAGCTTTAAGTAAGGTAAGAGGGTTTACTGAGGAAGAGATAGCTATTACGAAGGAGCTACAGGAACGTAAGGCGATGATTGAGCGTGACCTAGGTTATGCTAAGGCTACGGTGGATGGAGACCTAGATGCTCCTATAGATTCTGAAGGTAACTCTTTCAATGATAGATGGGGTGTTGGTGATGAGGACGCAGGAGTCTATGACTTCTTAAAAGGTGTGATGGCTAATCCTATTCACGCCACTGGTATTATCACAGGTGAGTTCTTAAAAGACTTACCTCTATCTGTAGCAGCCTGGGCTGGGTTAGGAGCTAAAGGTGCTAAAGGTGCTTCTGCTTTCAATACTATTATGAATAAGATTAATAGAATTGAACCTAAAGCTCTTAGAGGTCTAACTAAAGTAGCTACTCCTGTAGGTGTAGGTGCTGTAGGTGGCGCTGCGTATGAAGCTTCTTACTCTGCTCTTAATGAAGGTAAGGTTAAAGCTGATGATACTCAAGCAGGTGCTTCGTTTGGAGCTGCCTTTGGTTTACTTGCTGGTATGGGTGTCTTTGCTAAAGGTTTAGTACCTGAGCAGACAGTTAAAGCTGGTACGAAAGTAGCTAAAGGTGCTGATTATGAATCAGGTGCTGAGAAGTTAGATACTAAAGAGTTTGTAGATAGTGTTAATACTACTAGGGATACCGAAGAAGCTAACACCTTTATTCAATCTTTATGGAAAGAACATGACCAGCGTTTATTCCCTCAATTAACAGCTAAAGATTACACTATCCTATCTAGAGCTGAAGCTGCTAAGGCAGGCTTTGATTTGAAAGGTAAAGAAGGTAAGGGTTCTTTTGTGCGTACTGATGCTGAAGGTAAACAAACTATTATATGGGGTGAGAAAGAAACTAAAGCTACCTTCGATGGGTTAATTAAAGATTGGGATAGACACACCTCTAAAGGAGGTACGCTACAGAACGCTACGCCTAGACAATTAGGTTTTATTCAGAACCCTAAAGGTTATGAAGTCTTCCAGCTTGCTCACGAGAAAGCCCATGTGTTACAGAATAAAGAAGGCAGAACATACAAAGCCTCCCCTAATGATGTTGGGAGACCAGGTACATTTAATAAAGAAGTAGAAGCTAATCAACTCGCCTTTAATGAAGTTGATAGAGAGTATAGAAACAGTTTAAAGTCTTCATCCGATAAGTCAGAGGTGGTAGCTAACAGTCAAATGAAAGAAGCTGAGCAGTTCCTCCCTCCTGAGTACGAAGCACAACGACAAGCTTTAGCTAAAGAAGAAGTAATACCTGAAGGTGTTGCTGATTCTAAAGTAGCTCAAGTCTTAGAGACTCATAAAGGTAAGGCTATGCTTGGAGCAGCCACGGCTGGTTACGGTTTAACTGAAGGTGAGGATGCTCCTTACATGGCAGCTTTAGGTGCCGCTGCGGTGCTTGGTGGACCTAAAGCTTATAGAAAGTTAACTGAGATGAAGATTCCTCAGGAAGTAGCTAAGGCTAGATTACAAGCAGCTAAGGCTCATGAAGGTTTAGCTGTCTATGCTAAAGGTTTAGAGACCGTAGGTCAAGACTTAGGTGATGCTATTACATCTAGATTCCCTGGGGCTAAGGGTTTAGCTTTCTTAGATGTTGTTGAATCAGCTACTAAGCGATTTAAGAATAAAGAAGACCAGGCTTTAGTTAAGCAATGGAAAGACTGGCATAGTTTCTTAGCAAGACAAGGTGCTGAAGTAGGTTTATTTAAAGGGTCTAATCGTAAACAAGCAGGGTTACAATTAGTAGCTAACTACGCTTCTCATATTATTAGAGGTAAAGTTAATCCAGATGGTTCTGTAAGACCTTTAACTAATAAAGAGAAAGAAGAGTTAATCAAAGCTGAGGCTACTAAGATTAAGATTAAAGGCGCTTCTAGTACTGTTCATAACATTCCTAGGAAGATAATAGGTACTATTGAAGACCTTAAAGCTAAGGGCTATGCTGTAGTAGATGACCCTGCTCAGATTCTATCTATCTATACTCAAGCTATGGCTAGAACTATTCATAATAGAAAGTTATTAGGAGAGTTTAAACAGTTAGATTTAGGTACAAGGGATAAACCTTTACCTGCTTTGTTTACTAAAGACGAGTTCGACCAGTTCAAAGAAGGTGGAAGGTTGTCTAAAGAAGAACAACTACACTACGCTGAGTTTGACCACCCTTCTTTAGATGGTTATAAAGTTCATACTAATGTTAAGAGTATTCTTAATGACCACTTCGAGATAGCTAGAGAAGGTGGGTTTAACGACTTTAAGGAAGGTCTTCTTTCATTAAATAACTCTCTTAAGCGTGTCTTTGTATTCGGTTCTCTATTCCACGGACAAGCTTTGTTTATGTCTAGTATCTATTCATTAGGTCTATCTGGCGCTGTTAAAGGTATGTTTGGTAAAGGTAAGTTAGGTGCTGAACATTCATGGAAAGACTTTGAGTTAGGCTCTGGTCAGTTTAAAGAAGCATCAATGGAAGCTATTAGGTCTGGACTACAGATTGTTAATGTAAAGAGACAAGAGTTAGTTAACCCAGGTAAGGTTGAGTTAGATGACTTCTTAGACAAGCTAGGTGGTGTAGGTGTACAAGGTAAGAAAGCCTTTGGTGTTATTGATAAGGTTACTTGGGAGTTTTTACACGATAGATATAAACTAGCTGCGTACCTTAAGCATAAAGAGAAGTTGATGTCTAAAGGTATGGATGATGTTACCTCTGGTAAGAAGGCTGCTGAGTTTGCTAATGATGCCTTTGGTTCTTTAGATTGGAATGACTTTGCTACTAGATTATATAACTATGCTTACAATAAACCTGGTACTTTAAGAGGTAAGATAGCTACTAAGGTAGCACAGGCGCTCCCTGCTAATAAACGTAGGTGGTTAAACCTTGGTTTATTCGCACCTGACTGGACTATATCTAATATCAGGATTGTAGGTAAGACATTCACTGGACTACCTGAGGTTTCTGTAGCTGTAGCTAAACGTGTCAGAGACGGTAAGTGGGGTCCTAAAGAGAAAGAGATTGTACAAGCTTGGAATATGTATGCCGCTTATGCTGCCCGTGCTGGGTTCTATACTTCAGGTATGTGGTGGATGATGACTGAACTATTCAGTGATGAAGAGCCTACCATGGAAGCTTTAGGTGAGTTCTGGGGTGGTGAGACATCAGGTAAGTTAAACCTAGGAGGTGGAGAGTCTATGGTTATCTCTAAGCAGATTGCTGAGCCTATCCACTGGGTACAACACCCTCAACATACATTAATGAATAAAGCTTCTGTTGTACCTAAGACTATAATGGAAGGTATGTTTAATAAGCAGTGGTTCTCAATGAAGAAGGGCTTCCCTATGGGACCTAGTATTGTTGATATGAACACTGGAGAGACACACTATGGTAAATGGATACTTGGTAAAGGTATTCCTATTGTAGCTAAGCCTCTAATGCAAGATGATTTAAAATGGCAAGAAAGGTTTGAAAGAACATTCACGGGTTTCTTCGGATTCCCACAATACGGTAAACCAGAAGATTAATAACGGAGAATAACAATGGCAAGAGGCGCAGATGGTTCATTATTGACCAGCAAACAATTAAAAGAATTAAACAGACAACGCTTCATACAGGCTGTCGATGCAGGTAATTTGTACAACACAGGTCCTATTACTGACTCAGGTGGTACTGAGTTCGGTACTGATAGATGGGCTTCTTACTTTAAGTCTAATCCTGACGAAGCTCCTAGTGACTGGACAGGTGACTCTAAGTCTTACGTAGAAAAGCCTAAGACTGACCAAGAGTTCCTCGCAGAGATGGATAATATGGAGGTTTATGATGAAGATGACAACCTTATCTATGCTGACGGTCAAGAAGTAGGGCCACAAGACAGAGGACTTACAGGTAATAGAGATGGTGATGGTAGCTTAAGACCTGAGACTAAAACATCTATGCGTCCTGTTGATATTAAGGATGGTGAGATAACCATTAAAGACGAGCAAGTACCTACTGAAGAAGTGATGGCTGATATCGAGTCACGTAGAACACCTGAAGCGTTAGCGGCTGCTGAAGATAGAGCTGAAGATAGAGCTAAGCGTTTAAAGAAGCTTGATATGACTGATATCGATGCTGAGGTTGAAGCTGAGATGGCTATTGAAGAAGAGGACTCTATTGATACTTGGGCTACTAACTTTGATTCAATGTCTGCTGATATGTTTAACTCTATTAAACCTGAAGATATAGCTGAGTTAAGTGCTAATGCTCAGGCTGCTTTTAATCAAAAGAAAGGTATGACTCAGGGTTTAGATGAAGAGGTTGATGGTATGTTATCTCAGAAACCAAGTGACGCTTCTAAGACTGATATGATGAAGAGTGCTATGCTTAATGCTGGTCTTGATGAGACGCAGTCTACTGCTTTACTTGGTAAACTTAAAGGGCTTTGCAACTAATGGGAATGTTAATGGATGCTGCGGGTGCTATAGAAGGTTGGTTTAGTCAAGAAGAAGACCATGAGAAAGCGGGTTATGATAACTATGGTGACTATTGGTGGTCTATTAAGCCTGATAGAAATCAATTCGACCCTGAAGTAGACGAGTATGACGATGAATCATATGAAGCTGCTCATAAAGACTGGATGTCTAAAAAGCCTAAGTCAGGCTCTTGGTTAGGTGGTTATTAACTCAGACTAAACTAGAAGATAAACCCAGACTTATCCAGACCTGCTATCTTTAGTTGTTCTATTAAGTCTGCTTCACTACGCTTCTTACATCTACTTAGGTAGTGTTCATAAGCATCATCGTAGCTTCCTCCAGTGTTAGCTACCTTATCTGCGTAGTCCTCTGCTAATGCTTCACAAGCTTCTTTCTTATTCATTCACTATCTCCGTTTGTTGATATTCAATACGGGGGGTGGCTGAGTAATACTTCATAGCTCTAATCATAGCTACTTGTTTATCATTCTCAAAGTACACACCTTCTAAGGAGTCTAGCGTTGCTTTACAGTAATTATCTATGTCACAGTTGTTGTCACAGAATTGTCCACCTTTCTCAAGTTTCTTCTTCTTTGACCAAGACTTCGGCATAGCTACGTAGAACGTCATCTGGACGTATATAAGCTCCTTAGAGGGTGTGTAAGTAATATCCTTAGTAAGCTCCAGCATATCTTCTTTGAATTGAGCATACTTCTTAGGAAAGAAGGTACTCCACCTAGTTACTCTAGGTCTTGATGCTACGACTGGTGCTAAATTAAAGGTTACTTTCACTTTACTCTCCCCCGAAAGTTCTTACTATACCATTATTTTAGAGCTTGTGTTATTTTATCTAGCTTACCTTGTTG